CACTAGCGGGAATACAATGCCATTCAGCGCAATACCCGACCGAGCAGAGATCTTGAAGGACCAAGGTAAGTCCCTTAGATCGAAGGGCTGATACATTTTCAATAATTGCCCACGTTGGCCATACATCTCTGATGAGTCGAAACATCTCTGACCAGAGACCGGATCTCTCCCCAACAATTCCTTTTCCTTTTCCGGCTCCACTGATGTCTTGGCAAGGAAATCCTCCGGTGATGACATCAGGAACAATTCCGTCTGCTTGCAGTCTTTCACTTGTGAGATCCTTTATGTCCCCGTAGATAGGTACACTAGGCCAATGCTTCTTGAGGACCAACTGAGCCTTCTTATCAATCTCGCAGAACGCAACCGTCTGGAAACCCCCGGTCCTTTCGAGACCAAGGCTGAACCCTCCGATACCCGCGAATAGATCTAGGGTGCGGTACATTTACAATGTTCCTTGAGATATTCAATAATCACCGGATCCTCTTCCAACAACTTCCTGAGTCTTCTGAGCACAGATGCCTCGATCTGCTGAACTCTTTGGTAAGAGATCTCTTTCCCGGTTGCTGCTTCAAGATGAGCCGCAAGTTTCTTGTAGGTCATGGGAGGCATCGCTGAACCTTCTTCCAGTACGGCTCAGTGGCAGCACGGATGTATCCAAGGGGTCCGCCGTTGTGTATTCGACACAGTGTTTCAGGGGTGTCATCAGGTGCATAGCGATCCCAGTACGCCAGCATCACCATCTCCGCATAGTACGGATTGCGAACATCCTCGTAGGTTCCCCCGATCTCTGGGTGCTTCTCTAGGGCATCAAACCAATAGTCGTTTGAGATCTGGTAGGAACCAAGTGACTTGCCGCCATCACCTTCAGCGTTGTTGGGGTCGGGGTGTCCACCCGTTTCCACTTCGCGGATCGCATTAAAAAGGGATCTCGGATAGATCTCCAACAGAGTCCGAATGAATCCACTCTGCAAGTCTTCCTGTTTCTCGGTCGTATTTGAGTTTGTTTGAACAGACACCGCATTCTCCTGAAAATCTATTTTTAAGAACTCTAATGGTCGTGACGTTGGGGTTGTCTTCGTCTTGCTGGTCTCGCTCCAAGCCAACAACAATGTCAGAAAGCTGAGCGATAGCATGAGAACCGCGTAGTTGAGCAAGTGATGTTTGAGCACCATCTTCATGGCCGCGTCCTTCCGGTCTACGTAGATGAGAAACCAGTATCAGAGCGATCCCCGTTTGTTCTGTGAGCGATCGAAGCCGGGTCATGGCGAGGTCGATCATCCGTCTTTCGTCACCATCACCGATACCTGAGACAATGATACTGAGATGATCGAGGAAGATGTGAGTGGCTCCGAGGTGGAGAACCATGTACCGGATCTTGGATACCAAGTTGTCCCACGCCATCGAGCCAAAGTGATCGTAGAGAACCAGCCGGTCATTCCCAATGGCAGCATCAAATGCTTCCTTTAATTTTTCTTCAGGAAAATCCCAGTAATGTTGAGGGCAGTTCAGATAGATACCCATCATCGCCCTGGCGGTCTTCTCGACAGACTCTTCCAGTGCAATGTAGCCAACCTTCTTGCCAGCACCCATCAACCAGTACGCCAGTTCCCGGCACACCGAAGACTTGCCGACCCCTGTGCCGCTGCAAAGGGTGACGAGTTCACCTTGGCGGATACCGTGAGCGAGATCATTGAGACCACTCCACGGATACGGAACGGAGTCCACCAGTTTATCCGTCATCACCCGTTCCCAGAGATCCTCACCGACAATCACCCCGTCTGGTCTGTAGGTGCGAGCACCATAGACCGCGTTGATCATCTCTTTGACCTTGCCCTCAACCAGACACTCGTTGGCATCCTTGCAGGGCAGCGTGACGATCTTCGCCTTCCCCGGTGACAGTAACAAGGAGCACTCGGTAGCGGCTTCCACACCCGGCTTGTCTTGATCGAAGCAGAAGTGAACATGATCGAACTTCTCAAGGAACTCGATGCTTCTGGTGATGGCCCTCGCAGCTCCCTTCGCACCGTTGGGGATACTCACGACAGGCCACTTGTTGCCAAACGCCTGAGAGACGGAGAGACAATCTATCTCCCCCTCACATACCGTGATGAACTTTCCTCCGTCCCTCCAGAGATGCTCACCGTATAACGCGGTGGCCTTGCCAATCATCCTGAAGTCTTTGTTAGGTAGTCGTATCTTCTGAGCGACGATCTTCCCGTCACCACCACGGTAGTTCGCAACGTGACAGAGCGTGCCGTTGTACTCCCCGATGCCGTACCCGAACTTCTTGCAGGTCTCCTCGGAGAGACCACGGCTCTTTATGAAGCGAGCCTCTGATTGTATGAATGCTGATTGCACCGTGTCATCCTCTCGGTACTCAGAAACTTGTTGGTTGTCGCCTGGTTCCCACCGCCCACATCCAAAGCAGAACCCGTGACCATCACTGTAGCGAGCGAGGTTGTTCCTCGATCCACAGTCAGGGCATGGTTCATGTTGGAGAAACGATGAGTTCGATTCGTGGTCCAAAGTCATCCGCCCATCTTTTTCGTGCAGTTAATCTCAAGATCTGGTCATCATCTTCCCAGATTTTTTCATTACAAGAATCAAGGATTGCTTTCACGTAATTATCAACATCACCTCGTGGTTCCACCCGCCGGGTAGTCTTGGGTTTCTTGCAGTAGAACCACAGAGAAACCTCAAGACCCCCGGAGAGCGGTTCGCCAGCATAGACTCCATCCAAAGCGACCTTCGCATCCTTGCGAAACTTACTGTAAGTCTTCCCGTAGTACGTACCCCACCTCGTTACACGGGGTCTGGACGCAGGGACGGGAGTCACGGGGATGATGAGAACCAAAGTTTTCACATCATACTCCACACATGCCGTCGCACTCGTCGTTCCACAAGGGCATCTGCCCCTTTTCCTCCTCTGTTCGTAGATCAACCTGATCCAGAGGGAGACATGAACGGTGGAGATACGCTTGACCATCTAAGTTTCGTTGTGTGCGTATTTTTGAATCAAATTCCACAGCGTCCGCCCACTGTGTTTCGTTTTCTCGGATTTTCCGCCACTCCTGATTCGAGTGATAGGGACAGCCGATGCACGCCGATCTGGGGACAGGATGGTGGGGGTAGTTTTCCTTTAACCAGTCAATGCAGTCAAACCTCCGCCACGGACGCTCAAGATATTCGTGGGTGGAGGGGTAGTTACAGAGGGGGAACACATGGATCTTCCACTTAACTACCGCGTTCTTAATCCGTGTCACCTCATCAGCGGAAATCCCCATCCACTGCTCAACAACAACTTCTTTGGGGGCGTGTTGTCGTGGTCGAAGACCTAAAACCTCTCTGCGGATGTATCTTTCGACGGGGATGATCTTGTACTCAGAGGTACACATACGACGAATCATCCCCTTTTTACCCTCTGGACTCATTGTGAAGGCGGGAAGGCTCGCAAACCGAGGCCCTCCCTCCTGAATCCCTTCTAAGTAATCGTCTCTCAGGTTCCCGTTTTGAACTGTAACGACTGGAACCCCATACTTTGCCGCCTCCTCTCTGAGCCACTCAAAGTGTTCGTACACCTCTTTCGGTTCCCACCCCACATCCGAAAAGATGGCGAGATCGAGTTTTGGAAGCTCTCCTCGACACGACATCAGCAAGAGACAAGTGGACTGGACTCCGGCTCCAAGAGAGAGGATTCTGTGCATCACATCATTCCTTCCAGTTCGTCATCTGACGTGAGTGATGCAGCAACCGTTTCAAATCCTTCTTCGTTATTGAAGTCGTATGCAGCGGCTCCACCACCACCGAACTCAACGAGGTCGATGATCTGTGCCACACGCAATCTCAGGGAGACCCCGATGCCCATCGTGGGTACATACCAAGGAGCGACCTCCACACCACACCGGAGTGTGGTTCCAGATCCAATCAGGATGTCGTTCGCCATCGGCTGTTGCTTCGCATCAATCAAGGTGGGTCGTTGGGTGATGGTCTTCCCGTCATACTCATAACCGGCTTTCAGTTTGATCTTCAGATCGACCTCGCCAGTTTCCT